AGTATGGTCTTCCATTTTGTCCAGCAGCAGGAGCATCAACTAAAACGCCACAATGTCCATATCTAATTATTTTTCTGGCCGTCTCATAAGTCCATACATTGAGATCATTTCCCTGTAAGTCAACATCAAATAATTGCTCTCGAATGACATCAGCAACATCAGTTAAACGAACAGGCTTTCTTGTTAACATTCCTGCCAACATTCTTTCAAGACGTTGATAAAAAGGAGGACAAACAGAACGAGCTAATCTGTTGTCATAGCTTTCATCAAGTTCTCTAGGCTCTTGCGGCAAATATCTTCTATGTTTTTTACGCATCTCATAAGATCCACCCATTAGATCTTCAATGAGAATCCAATGAGGCTCTTGTATTTGCCAAGCAGCATTAGGATCATTTACAAAAGTTTCTGTACCAGCTTTATCACGACTGTAGTAATTGTATCCGCTATACACGATGGAACCTCAACGCTATGTGAATAGTTTAGTCTTAATACAGCCTAATACCTGTTCCTCTTCCTGCTCTTGCATATAAAGGATTAAATTCACGCCAAACAAGATAGCCAAGAGCATCATTCGCATGATCATACCCAGATTCTTTATCTGGATCCCCTCTTTCTGTATAAGACTGAAGTTCCAAACATTCTATTAAGCGTCTGCAACAGGAAGCAATCTCCAATCGTATTTGTCCTTGTCCGTTCTCCAAAAGAGCTTGGACAGACGAGATTCGATCTCTAACTGGTGGGTTCGCTTTTGGGCTTTGGTTTGTGAATCCATAACTCTCAAGTATGGATATGTCTGTTTGTGCTGCATTTGTTGAACGATTCCCCCCTGAAGAATCTGGGTAAACAAAGATCCGTTGATTTGGGTATCTACGAATAATTTCTTTAGCAAGAGCATCAGTGTCATGTGCTCCTGTGATTTCGTCAATTATGACTAGCTTTTCACCAGCACGCACCCCCATCACAGCAGACATGTTAGAAATATTAAAGTCAATTCCAATCCGTAACGGTTCGTCTTCGTAATCAAATTTCCTGTCAGTTACATGCAACTTTCTGTTGAACCTGTCATACACCTGCCCAGTTGTTAAATTCGTAAATTCTCCATTTAGATACGCTTGTAAAAGGCTTGGATCATAATTGGCTTCTAATCTTGCAATAAAGTCATCTGGTAAATGTGGGTTGTCAGATGTTTTCATTTTTATTAAACGTCTGTCTTCTCTTTTCTTTGCATCGTCACTTCCGAAGGTTTGCCACATCCAACGAAATCCTTCAGGAGTGGAAGCAACGCCAAATTGACGCACGTTTCCAGCACGTAAACGGCCTAATATCTTAGGAAAGGCTCTTGACGCAATAGTGGGTGCAACTGTATCTATTTCATCAGCAAGCACCCAAGCTAAGTTCAATCCAATTATTCTTGACCAGTTTTCAAAAGACCTACATAAAATTTTTGTATCTCCTTTTGGTAAATGCAAAAGATATTCAGGTAAAGGAGATGCTCTAAATGTGTAGGGAATGTCATATTCCTCTAAATAGTTTTCAAAATCATTCATCCAAATATCCCGAATCAAAGGGCCAGTCGGTTCCATCACACAACCTGTGAAACCTTGGTTAGCTAAAGCAAGGTGAATAGCTTTACAACATAACGCTCTCGTCTTCCCTGCTCCATAACCAGCCGACATTCCTAAGATTTCTGTTTCATAATCAGTGACAAAATCTAATTGACCTGGATGTAAATTTGTTCGCATTTTGAGAGTAAGTTCATCTATATCAAGAATGCCTTTTCCACTCCCTATTTTTTGAAGGACTTTGCCTTCTGCAACTACAGAAAGAAAGCTATTAATCATATATTTTTGCAATCTTGGCAGCCGTGTTAATTGCACCCAAAGCTACTGATAAATTATTTTGCTCCATTCCTTTTTTGTGGATGATATTTAACTGCGCTAACAACACAGCAGCAAAAGCTTGTCTATCAAGGTTGTAGTCCTCTTGCAAAAATAGGCGAGCCTCGGAAACATATTCATCAACTTGTCTTATTTTTACCCCCCATTCCTGAGCAGCGTATTGTGCCAAATCAGAACGAGTTGCACCATTGGCAATCATCCTAGAAAAACGCTGAACACGAAATGCTTTCTCAGCAGCCGTACAGCGTTTTGTTCTTTCTCTTTTCTCTAAATCTTTATCCATAACATCAGCCTAACGAAGCAAATGAATCCAAGGCATACCAAACATGGCTATTACGGTAACCGCCTTGGTGTGTAGGTTCTATAGGTGTGACCCCATGACTGTTCCTCCATGCAGGGTAAACCAAAAGAGAGTTATTGGATTGATCAAAACAAGCACCATAATCAGGTACATATAAATTTCCTCCATTTGAGTTTTGCCTTTTTGTGATTATCAAGTTCACGGCTCCTTTGACATTTGCATTGTCTCGATGAATGGGAGCTGCAATATTGCAATTACTGATAGTCGAAGAACAATAAGGCGTGAACCTCCATTTCTCAGGCAACCTATTTGAAACAACCTCAATGTGTTTTTCATAAACATTTGGAATGTAATTCTCAACAAGGCCCATTGCTAGCTTTCCAGCTTTCAACATTGCTTTTACAAAAACAGATGCAGATTTCTTAAGGTGAACTTGAGACCTTCCACCCCAAGCTCTTCTCATGTGCGGTTTAGGTGGAACACTTCCTAAGATTGTTGAATATTGAGAAATTATTTGATATTTTTTCTTGCCTTTTGAATCATGGCCTAAAGGAACTTTTCTGTCCATCCTGCTTTTTGGGACTCTTTCAGACCGAAGTTCTGAATCAGCAATGTTTACCAAATTTCCTAATTCTTGTGGAAGATCCTTGAGGAATAATCCAACAGAAGTTCCATCTGTATCCACTAAAACACAAGATTCAAAAACGTTAGGTGAAACTTTAGGACATTTGTCAGAGACCTTAAACGAGTGTTCAGTGGGTGAAAGTTTTACGACAGGTAGTTTCATTTAACAATCCTTTTTAAAGACTTGGCGTAACCAGCTATATCGAGTTTGCAGTCAACACGCTGTTTCTTTTTTATGAGTTTAGAGAAAGGAGACCAATCCCTAACCAATCTCTCTGCCCATTTAGTATCTTTTTTTTGAGCATATAAATGTTGCAACCCTCCTGCATTTGTTCCAATTCCTGGGCAATTAAACCACGCATGAAGATCAACAATAACTCCATCAGAATGTTTTATCGCAAGCATTGTAAAGTCTCTATCTTCTTTCCTGTCAGGCCTGTATTCCCATGTGATTTTAGGAACATAAAGCAAGACACAAACTTCAGGAGGTCTTTTGTTGATGGCATATCTTTTCTTCTTCATTGAGTAAGACCATGCGTATTGACAATAATTGAGTCCATTGACAGGGAATTTATAAGGTTTGACTTTCTTGTGAAAATCCACCAAAACAGTTGCATCTCCTTTTATTGTCTTTCCAGCTTTTGCAATACCAAAACCTTTTACATCATCATCAACAACCCAAATCCAATCCATTTTATTTTTACGAGCAAAGGAAAGAATAAAATTTCTTACATACGAAATCCCTTTGTTGTTTTCTGGGATTATCTGCAGATTAGGAACTCCTGCTTCTTTGTAAGCTTTGTGATCCTGCGGTTCAACAAAATGGCAAAAAGGCAAACCAACTTCTTCAAATAATTTATAAGCAACAGTATTAGGCCTCCCTTTCGAAGGGATGCAAATATTCACGATCTCAAAGCCTCAATCAATTTCATCCCTACATATACACCTTTTTTTCTAGCAGCATCGACCAAAGCTTTTGCTTCTTCATGGTCTGCTTCTTCAAAATCAATCATTATGCTCCTTCTTACACCCTCCGCAAAACCAGACAAATCTTCGTCATCTTCATCATCATCAAGAGCACTTAAATCAATTTCTTCTCCGAATGTAGGCAACTCATCCCCCCAACCTAAAACAGTTAAGTCAAAACCAGCATCAGCTAAAGAAACTAATTCAGCTTGCAATAAATCATCATCCCAGCCAGAAGCCAAAGCAAGTTGGTTGTCTGCAATGACATAAGCTTTCCTCTGGTCTTCAGTTAAATGTTCAAGGCTAATCGTTGGAACTTTTTCAAGATTAAGAATTTCAGCAGCAAGTAAACGTCCATGACCTGCAACAACATTTAAGTTTTCATCAATTAAAACAGGGTTAGTAAAGCCAAACTCCTTAAGACTGCGTACTAAACGATCAATTTGAGCTTCTGAATGTGTCCTTGGATTGTTTTCGTATGGTTTTAAGGAAGTTCTTTGACGTTGAACAATAGATTCAGCCGAAAAAATAGTCATTAATGTGGTTTTTCTAAAATAATAATAGTCGGGGGATGGATCCGCACCACATACGGCCCTGCCTTAACCTTTAGCTTTCCATCCCAAAGGCGTATAGCTTTCAACCTGCTGCAAACAAAGATGCAGGTATCAGGCTCCCCGACAAAATAATAATAATAAAATTGAAGACAAAAAAAAGCCCCATTGAAGGGGCTAAAGGTTTAAAAAATAAAAGCGGCTGAGATAGAGATAGCTGCAAGGTAGAAAAGAAACATAGTTGCTCTTTCCTGATTGTTAACTCTCTTGTCTAAACCTTTTGCAGTTTTCAAGAGTTCAGGCTTTAGCATTTTTTCTAAAACCTTAAAAGAAGAAGTCATTGGTAAGAAACCCCTTCGATATGTTTTGTGCAAGAAAAGACAAGCCCTTCATTCTTAGCCATTTGTATAAACTCGTCTGCTTCATCTCTTGAGTGAGCGTAATCAGACCAGTCTTTGGTAACAATGTGCCAGTAATAGACAGGATTGTTTTCTCTTTCTAACTCTTCTCTGTGAAGTTGATCTTGTTGTTCTTCATGACGAAGAAGATCAGATTCAATAGGACAAGACATTTTTGAAAGTGGTAGTGGGGTCTCCCCCTTTACCCCTTCATTATGGCATGCCATGAATCAAAAGGCAACTACTTTGTTTCTCTGTTTAAGGTCAGGTACAAATTCGCATAAGCAGCTACCACTAAAAGAAATAAACAAAAAGAATTAAAATTCATAATCACTCTCCCCTCCAAAGACGCTGCCTACGCATTCACGCACATCAATATTCCATCTCAAATTAGAAATAGTGACTTTGCTATTACCAATTTTTTCAACGACAATTGCATGCGGATTAGAACCATCACGAACTAAATAACCATTCTTCCAAACACCTGCTGTAAGTTTTTGAACAGGTGTTCTGATGGGAATAGATACTTTAGGCTCATTGACACCCCCCAGGGATTCGGGGGTTTTAGGGGTTAAAGGGGTTTTACTATAGGGGGTTAAAGGGGTTAAACTATCTTTTTTATGTGCGAGGCTGCTACTTTCACCCCTTTCACCCTTTTCACCCCCACTTTCCTGGGTACCCTCCTTACGTGGTTTAAATAAACTTGCTGGTCTTCCTTGGAGGTCTACTTTCATAGAATCGTCTTCTAATAACAATCCTTTCTTTTGCAAACCTCTTAAAGTTCTCAATGCTTTTTGTTGGCTGATGTTAAATTGAGAAGAAACTTCACTAGAAGTTGTGTGAACTTGGTTTTCCCATAACTTAACAACGTGGTCATATACATCACCTTGTCTACCTTGCAAATTCATTTCTACTTCTGCAAGATTTTCAATTGCAATAACGTCTTCTCCATCTCCATGAGACTTCCAACCATCATCAGTTAATTCAAGAACTAAACTTGTTGCTTTACTTCTTCCCATTGGTTTGCATGCAATACGGTGATCCGTCTGCATTTGCCCTTCAGGAGGAGGGCATAACCAATTCAGCAGCACAGACCAACTGACTGCTCCAGAAAGGCTATTGTTACCTCTGGAAGCCGAAATAGCATTTCCACCTGAAACACTTTTGTTAGTGTGGTGTATTAAAACTGTTGTAGATCCAGTTCCAGACAACATCACTTCAAGTTGTCTAGCTGGTAAATCAAAATCACTACTACTTTCTTCTATGCCTAACTGACCGATGCAAGCGTGGTAAGTATCAACCAAAATTAAAGACCCAGGATTTTCAGAAGCACATTTTCCAATAGCTTCTATTCCTGCATCATTAAGTTGAACATTGTCTTCGAGGCTCCAGAAAATAACTTTTTCGTGAAGCTCATGAACAGCATTGCCGAAAGGATCAATAGATTTAGTTCCAAGCCCTTCTCTTTCCAAAAGCGTCCACCAGTCGGATACGTTTTGATCGGTCCCCACGATGATCAAGTGATTGATGTGACAACGTATTGGAAGATTCAGAAATTCCTGCCTCCCCCTTATGGATGCAGAAGCAAGAGCAACCATCAAAGCTGATTTACCAATTTTGGGAGGTGCTACTAAAAGGTTTTGACGACCTTGCATTATCACACCTTCCCAAAGCCAAGGAACAGGAGAAACATCTAATTTCGCTCCACCCCTTTTAGGTTCAGGTATTCCAACTTTCTTGCCAGAAGCTTGCGCTAAATAATGAGCAGCTTCAGCACGAGTAAGCGGCAAACCAATTTCATCAGCATTTTCTCGAAAGAGTAATAAACGATCTTGGCTATCTGTCGTACAGCCAACGACCTTTTCGGCTGCGGATTTTAATTTTTGGACTCGTTCTTTTGCGTCTTCCAGAGTTGGAGTTGTATTCTGCGAGTCGTTTGCTATAGAACCCATTTGCTGCTTTCCGTGGTGAAAAATAATCTGTTTGTTGGTAAACCCCTAGTTCTTCTAATTCCCTAAAAGCTTTCAATTCAGGGCTGGATTCATAAGGATTGGCTTTGTCAAATTCGTCTAAAGCTTTGTCTGACCTTTCTTTTTGTGCTTTGCTGTAAAATCCTAAAGCTGCTTTTTCCCAGTCAAATTCTTCAGGGAAAGAATAAGGAACCCATCGTAATAATTCATAGGCTCTTTTTTCTTTTTCGAAATCAACCATCGGAATCTCTGGGGAAAAGGCGTTCAGGCATAGAGCACAAAGCATGTTGCACAAGCAGGTTGATGTAAGCCGTTTTGGATTGACCTATTGGTCTTTTTTCTTCGACTAACTCCATTACACGTTCATCAATCGTAACCCTGAATCTTGTGTCAACAGAAACATTTGGATCAGCCATTTTTTAAAAACTTGCGTTGAGGGCTAAGTATGCCCATAATGAGCCCAGTGTGCAACCCCAACATTGTTACCAACTATACCGCATTTACAATTCTACCCGGAACCACATAAGTACAGGTACAAAGAAGAATGGATGGCTTCAAGTGTTACAAGCGTGTTAAGCCATGACATGAACGAATCAAAAAGAGCCGCTATCAACTTTTACAAAGATGGTCCAGAAGGGTGGGCAGCAAGAGGGACAGCATTACATAAAGTTTTGGAAAACAAACTTTTAAACAAACCAATAACAAAAGATGAGAAGTGGCAAAGATGGATAGACCCTTTGGTGAATTTTGAAATTTTTGATGGAGCAGAAGTTTTAGCAGTTGAATATTCCATTTGCGATCCAATACGTTCAATTGGTGGCTCTTTTGATTTTCTGATTAAAACTAAATTTGGAGAAACATTGCTGGGAGACTTGAAAACTTCTTCAAGTAAGAAAGCAGCACAAAGAAGAGAACCAGCGAATGCACAATTAGGGGCATATACATTGATGCTGAACAAACATCACCCAAGCTTGGTGATAGACAATTGTTGCACAGTTATTTTAGGTCCAGATATTTGCAGAATAGAAAAAGAAAAGCCTGACAACTGTGTTGAGATGTGGCAAGACACTTGGATTAAATATCAATTAACACAAGAAGATTGGTAGGGGTTGCTTTTTGATGTGTGGCATGCCATAATATAAATGTAAGGGGGCGACTCCACCACTTCTTTTAAAATGACTAAAGCCAAAAGCGATTATTTGACCGAGTACGAATCAGAAATGATTACAGCCCTTTACAGGGCAATCGGTTACTTAAACGAACAAGGAACAGCTACTCCAGAAGTTAAAAAAGTTCTTTGCAACGAGATCACCGAGATCGAAACAAAAGCAAAGACAAGAATAGAAGAAGAGCAAGATGATTCTTGGCTTGACTTCAACAGCACAATGAGTCCTTGCCACTATTAGGCAAGGCTCATTTTTTATCCCAATAATTTAATTTCTTACAATGAAACTTCTTACAAAAGCACTCGAAAAGAAACTTCCAGCCCTTCACTCTTCAACTAACAAAGCTTATGTGAAATGGTTTACACCTTGGACTTTCTGGACTTGGTACGTCATGGAACACAACCCCGAAACAGGAGAATGCTTTGGATATGTTGAAGGCTTAGAAAAAGAGTTTGGGTATTTTAATATCCAAGAAATTGAAACCATAAAAGGCCCATTCGGACTTAAAGTTGAAAGAGACTTATTGTTTGAAACAACAACAGTTCTTGTAGATGACAAAATCAATGAGGAATTAAATTGAAAAAAGAAACTTGGGAATCTGAAAGACATTGCTTGAAATGTTTTTCTACAAATATGTGCTACGGAGAGCCATTGGTAAAAGAACAAGCTTTGACAATTGAGATTCCCATAAGTTGTTCAAAATGTTCAAACAAATGGATAGATGTTTATACATACAATCATTCAACATTGATTGATTAAATGCTTGCCAAAACGTAAAAGGCATGCCATAATTAAATTGTTCACAACGAAGGAGACTTCACCACATGATTGAACTTCAATCAGAACTTCAAGAGCTTAAACAAAAGCTTTCAGATGCAGAAACAAGTTACGCTCATGCAATCGCAAGTGACGATTTAGATTCTGTTTCTCAACACCGCAAAACAATCGGTAAATACAGAAACCAGATTGGCAAGCTAATCAAAATCAGGTTAGGCCAATGATCCAAATAACTTTCAACGAGGCAGAACATCAACTGCTTCGTTCTTTTTTGTCTGACGCAATGCAACAAGAAGGAACATCAACTGATGAGTACGAAGAAACGCTAAACGCTCTTCATACAAAAATTTGTCTTTATTTCATGGAGGAAAACTAATGAAGTTTATTTTATTTATTGCCTTTTCTTCTGCCTTCTTTTGGGCCACCTCTTCATCTTTAACTGAAATGACGAAAGCAGATTGTCATTACCAAGTGCAAGCAGCATGTGAGGAATTAAGAAAATGAAAAAACTAATTTCTGAGTACACAACAGACTATGACTATGCCGAAGAATATGGCAAAGTTCCTGAATTTAATAAGCAAAGAGAAAAACTAAGAAAAACAATTTCAGAGTTAGAGCATGAAATATATACAGAGATGAGATTAATGAATGAAAGATGGCATGGTTATAAACTTTTAAAAGAAAGTAGCTATGAATCTGAGAATAAAGAATGGAATGGAGAGGAAGATGATGAATGCAGAAAGATGACAGGTGATTGCTTTGAAATATGGCATTCAATAGCAAATGACAATGCTAATTTTATGCATAA